GCTGCGCCCGCGGCGCCGACGAGCTAGTCCGCCTGGCCTGCCCGTCGGCCCGCGTGTTCGCCGTCGCGTCCGGCGACTTCGGCCTGGTCGGTCCGGCTGCCTTTGCTCGCCGGTCGGCGTCGATGGTGCGGTCGCTGCCGCCGGCGTCGTGGTTCGTCGGCTTTGTCGCGTCGCCGTGCCCGGCCAACCTGGTCCCGTCCCGCTACTGGGTCGGCGGTCGGCCCCGCTCCGGCTCCTGGTCGGCGCTCGCCTTCGCCGCCGGTCGCCCTCTCTCCGTCGCCGTGGTGTGGTGCGGCGCCGACGAGCTAGTCCTGCCCGCGTGGCCTTCCGGCTGGGCGCCTTGTGGCGCCTGGGTGCCCGTGTCCGTTGCGCCGTGGTCCGGCGTCGCTCTGCCGTGCGTGCTCTGGGTCTGGTCGCCCGCGACCGGCCTGTTTGACTAGTTTACATAACAAAGCCGCCGGCGGGCTGGTCCCCGCCGGCGGCGTCAATCCCCCCCATCACGGAAAGGATCGTCTCTCATGTTACTCTACCAGCCCACGAACGCTGAAATCGACGAAACCATCGTCAAGGCGCTGGCGAACTTCCCGCACCTGATCGAGCGTTTCGACAAGGCCCGCGACCTGCTGCTCGACGTATCCACCTGGTCCACCCTCCACGACAAGGACACCGTCTGGTACCTGCCCGGCAAATCCGACCCGCGCGGCTACCACAACATCGAACGCTGCTTCTGCACCTGCGCCAACTACAAGTACCACCAGGCCGACGCCGGCGGCCAGCCGGTCTGCAAACACACGTTGGCCGTCCGGTCCTACCGGCGCATCCTCACCATCAAGCTCCAGGCGCACCTGGCCGACGGCTCGACCACGCTGGACCTGCTCGAGCTCGGCGAGTACTCGGCCCGTCGCGACGGCGCCCGCTGCCGGATCCATCGCGACCACGATCACGCCACCTATCGCGAGTGGGGCCCCATCCGCTGGCGAAATGACTACAGCCTGCTCTGCTACGCGTCGCAGCTCGCCGAAGAGCTACAGCCCGCCTACATGCCCTGGTCCACCGGACACGCCTCCCGCTCGCTCGCGCTCGGCCTGCCGCGTTAACGCCATCCATCACGCCGCCGGCGGTGATCATGCCCGCCGGCGGCCACCATCACAGGAGCTAATAACATGCCATCCATCCGTGACCTGTTCCCCGACCGCTGGCTTAAGCCGCATCACCTCGCCGGACGGTCGCCCACCGTCGCCATCGAAGCCGTGACCGTGGAGCCGTGTTTCAACCCGCGCAGCAAGCGCAATGAGGCCCGGCTCGTCGTCCAGTTCCACGCCAAGCAACTGCGGCTGATCCTTAACAAGACGCAAGCCGTCGCCCTGGCCTCCCTCACCGGCGACGAGGACTACTCGACCTGGCCCGGCCACCTGTGCCAACTCTCCGCCGGCGTCGCCCCCAACGGCGCCCCGACCATCGTGATCACGCCCGCGCCGGACAAGCCGCGGCCCGTGGTCGCCGAGGATCCTGATCCGGTCCTCGCCGAGCTCCACCATGTCAAGCAACAGGCGCGCGACTACTTGGCAGCCGAGGGCAACGCGGGCGAGGAGAAGATCCCCTACTAGCAACCATCGCCCATGACAAGGCCCGCGACGATCGTCGCGGGCCTTTTTGTGTTTCCTCCACCCGGCAGACTCCGGCTAACGCCGGCGGGCACCCGCGCAAGCGCGCCCGAACAGCACGTGCGTGGGGTAAAGTTGTTCAGCCACACCAAGAACGCGTTCTCCGGCAGGTACCAGCGTCCGCCGCGCTTGTGTGCGCTGGGGATTGCGCCGCGCGTGCACGCCATGCGCAGCGTCGCCGGGTTCAGGTCCAGGCCGCGGTCGAGGGCGATCTGACGGGCGTTGATGGCGGAGATGATGGCGGGGTCGTGGGCTGGACCGGGCGCGTGGGTTGTGGGCGTGTCATTGTCGAGGGCGTCGGCGAGTTGGCGGAGTAGGTTGGCGATAGCGGTGTAGTCGGGCATGGCGGCGGCTCCTGGTGTGCGGTTGTGGTTTTGCGTTTGGCGCAAGCGTAGCACGAAACGCAACGGTACGCAAATCCATTCTACAGCCACACGCCCAGTAGCGCGACGGTCAGGCGACGGAGAGGGTGATGGCTATGTCCTGGCTGGGCGCAACGCCGAGCAGGGCGATGGCCGAGCGTGAGCCCAGGATGGAGCCGGAGGTGGGGGTCAGGACATATTTGACGCCGTTGACGATGGCGGTGGGTCCGGTGAGGGTCATGTTGGTGCCGCCGAAGTCTTTGTGGGATGAGGTGAGGGTGGCGTTTGAGCCGAGGGAACTGGGCATTTGGAAGCCGCAATTTACGTCGGTGCCGCTGCCGTTGGTTAGCGGTGAGGCGCCGCCGCCGCTGGCTGCGAGCATAAGCATAAGGGTATGTTGGCGGTAGGATGCGTAGCTGGCGGTGATGGAGATGGTGAGCGCTTGGCCGGCGGCGATGTTGGGGAAGGTTGGGCTTTCGATCCAGAAGTAGTTGGTGATGCGGGGGTGGGTGATGTCCGGGTAGTTGGCGTCGTGGTTGTGGGCGATGTCGCTGTAGTCGGCGTCGTGGTTGTGGGCGATGTCGCTGTAGTCGGCGTCGTGGTTGTGGGTGGATGGGTCGATGTCGGGGATGGGGCTGCGGCTGCCGAGGACGATGGCGGAGTCGGGCGTGCCCTGCGGCGACGCGATGTAGACGATGTCGTTGACGGCGTAGGTGAAGCCGTTGAGGGGCCAGGCGAGCGCGTCTTCGCCGTCGGCGTCGTCGGTGGTGACGCGCACTTGGCCGGAGGCTTCGATGGCGGTGACGCGGCCCATGCGGACGGGAGCGGCGAGACCGGCGAAGTTGCGGAAGTCGTGGTCGGTGGCGAGCTGGATGGCTTGCGGGATGGTCATGGTGTGCCAAGCTCCAGGGTTTGCGTGAGGCGGCCTTTGTCGTAGTGCTCGGACCAGGCGCGCACGCGGAAGGGTGTGGCGGACCAGCCGAGAATGGGGTCGGTGAGGTGGACGATGTCGTAGAGTTCGAGGGCGAGGTTGGCGGGCGCGGTGATGCGGGCGTCGATGCGCAGTTGGGCCTGGCGGCCGGCTTCGGCGATGGCGGCGGCCTCGACGCGGGTGTAGGAGTTGTAGCGTTGATTGGTGAGGCTGTAGGAGATGGGCCGGGTGTTGGGCAGGGGCGCGGCGTTTTCCATTGCCAGGGCCGCGCCGTCTTCGGGGTCGGTGGAGTAGGTGCCCAGGATGTAGGCGAAGGCGAGGCGGCGGTAGTCGCTGAGCGTGGCGGCGTCGATGAGGTTGGTTTGGCCGATGGGGTAATCGGTGGCGACGTCGTCGTGGTCGTTGGAGTCGGACGTGCCGGGCGTGACGGCTTCGAGGGCGAAGGCGGAGCGTGACGGGATGAGGAGGGGCGAGGCCTGGGAGCCGAGACGGTAGGCGGCGCCGCGCAGGGATTCGCCGGGTTGGATGGTGGTCTGGATCGTGGCCTGGGTGTCGATGGCGGAGTTGTCCACGGTGAGGGGGATGCCGGCGCGGGCGGCCAGGCGGCGCAGCGCGGGGCCGAGATAGGTGGCGCCTTCGCTCACGGCCATGGGTCGGCGGCAGCGACAGATGCCGAGATAGGCGAGGGGGTCGGCGGCGACGACTTTGGCGAACTTGCGGCCGGTTTTGGTGGCGACGACGAGGGCGTAGAGGGTCTCGGAGCCGGTGTCAGCGCCAAAGGAGAGGGTGCGGGTGATGTGCAGGAGATCGCCGACGGCGACGGCCGGGTCGGTGAGGGGCAGGGTGAGGTCGATGTGATGGTTTTCGTATTCGTAGGCGATGGGGGTGAGGGTGGCGGTGGTGGGGGTGTGGCGGACGCCGCGGTAGACGGCGGTGTCGCCAGCCAGGTAGAGGTCGCCGGTAAGGTCGTCCTTGGTGGCGGTGAGGGCGAAGTAGACGGCGCTGTCGGTCGTTTTGATGTCGGGCAGGATGACGGTCTCGTCGACGACGGGGTCGGCGCCGAACCAATAGCCGGTGACGCCGAGGCGGACGCCGCGACCGGCGGCGGCTTCGTTGGCGATGCCGAGACAGGTTTGGTCTTGGGTGAGTTGAAAGAACTGGAAACCGGCTAGGATGAGGCCGAAGAGGGCGGCTTGGGTGACGTCGATGTCGAGCGGGTTGGAAAAGACGCCGGCGGTGTTGTGGAGGGTGCGTAGGCGAGATTGGCCCTGACCCTGTTGGCGGCAGACGAGGACGCGGTGGTAGGTGGTGGCGGGGTCGTAGGGGGCGATGCCGGCGGCGCGCCAGTTGACGGCGTAGGCGGCGGTGGTCCATGCGCCGCCTGTGTAGTAGCCGAAGCGGGCGGTGTACTCGCCGGTGCCGCCGTTGTAGGTGGAGAAGCCGATGAACCAGGGGCCGTTGAGGACCGTGCCGTCAGCGATGTAGGCGAGACAGAGGTCGGCGGCCGCGTTGCCGCCGGCGTAGACGAGGACGACTGCGCCCCAGGATGCGCCGTTGTCGGTGGACTCTCTGTAGTAGACGTTGCCGTTGGTGTTGTTGATGTAGAAGACGCGGATCGTGCTGGAGGCGGGGATGCGGAGGGCCGCGATGCTGTAGGCGCCGTCGAGGTGGAAGACGGTGGTAACGGCGGCGGCCCAGCCGGCGGCGGTGGTGGGGTCGGCGACGGTGTCCTGGTAGATGTCGGATGCGCCGGAACGGAAGCGGAGGACACGGCCGTCAGCCAGGCCGACGAGGGCGGCGGGGAAGTAGGAGACTTGGGCCGGGTTGCCGACGAGTTCGGTCCAGGCGACGGCCGGCGCTTCGTTGTTTTGGCCGCGGGCGTGGACGGTGATGGCGACGCGGGCGCGGGCGGCGCGGACGGCTTGGGCGGCGGTGAGGGCGGCGGTGATCGGGCGCATTAGTCGAGACCGTAGGTGGACCAGGCCGGGTTGTGCGACGGGCGGACGGCGCGCAGGGCTTGGAAGAACTGGTCGAGGTAGGTGGTGTACAGGCTACCGAGACCGGGCAGTGCTTCACGGGGTAAGCCAGGGTTCTCGGTGATTTGGCGTTGGCGCAGCAGACAGGCCCAGGCCGCGGCGGCTAGGTTGACGATGTGGGCATGGATGGCCGGGACGGTGGTGGCGGCGGCGGCGTCCAGGTCTTTGAGGTAGTGGATTTTGGTGTGGCGGACGCGGATGATTTCACCGATGGCCGCGTAGTGCGGCTCGATGCGCACCTTTTGGTGGTCGTAGTAGCGCCAGTGGATGGTGTATTGCTCGAAGTTGACGCCGTCGGACCAGGGATAGGCGAGCGCGTGGATGTCGAGCAGGGCGGTCATGGTTGATAGGTCGTGCGAGTAGCCGGCGGCGATGGTGGTGAAGGAGGTCTCGTAGACGATGTTGCGTGAGTAGGCGTGGACCGCCTGGCGCAGGGCGTCGGTGAGCAGGGCGTCGGGCCAGGTGGCGGCGTCGATGGCCGTGGCCAGCGTGAGGTCGAGCGAGACGATATAGGAAGCTAGGTCATTCGCCATCGGGTGGTTCCTTTTGGAGCGTAGCGTGATAGGCGATGAGGTACTCGTCGAGCGGGTATTCTTCGAGGGCGAGTTGGACGAGCAGGGCCAGGCGCTGTTGGCGAAGGGCGTGCAGAACGATGACGTGCCAGGCGTTGATCGGCGTGTCGTCGAAAGCAATGTAGCGGGCGTCGAGCTCGGCCCAGGCCACCAGGCGGCGACGGTCGGCGGCGGTCGGGTAGAGTTCGGCTAGGGTGGCGGCGATCAGGGCGAGCAGGGTGCGCGGGGGATCGGGTATGTCGCCGGGCGTGATGAGGGTTTGGTTGATGTAGGCGCCGACGGCGACCTGTTGAGCATGGTCGCCGACGTTGCCTTTGATTTCGGTCATTTCTTCTTGGGCGCGGGGGGCGTGAAGGTCTTGACGTGGATGTAGTCGGGCAGGTCCGCTTCCGGCGCCGGCGTGGATCCCGCGGCCGCGGGGTTGTCGTTGGTCGGGATGGTGAGTAGGTAGGCGGCGATGGTGCGGATGGCCTGGGTGGTGTCGAAGGATGCGCCCTGGGCGATCAACTTAATGGTGGTGATTGGTTGCGGCATGTGAGTCTCCTTGGAAGAGGGAATCGGGAGTAGGGAATCGGGAGTGGTGATGCCTACTCCCTATTCCCTACTGCCTATCCCGGCTGTTACTCCTCGAACGTGAACAGGATGTCGACCTGTTGGGCGGCGGTGCCGGCCGCGCCGTCGAAGTCGAGGTCCCAAGTGACGATGGTGTCGTTGGGCACGTTGGTGCGCCCGCTGGCAGTGATCAGCGCGCCGTTTTGGGTAAGCGCGATGGGCGTAGCGGAATCGCCGATGACTTGTGCGGCGCAGTAGCCGTCGATGTCGGCTGAGGTGCCGACGGCGAGCGTGGCGTCGGAGTTGTTTTCGGCGCCGGCGGAGACCTCGATCAGGGTGGCTTGGCACGGCATGAGGAAGCTGCCGGTCTGATTGGCGGCTAGGGTGCCGGCGAGGTGGACGGCGATGGTGAATTTGTTGCCTTGCATGTGGCTTCTCCTGGTTTAACTAGCGGATGGGCTAGACGATGACGGACGGCTTAGGCGACGTTGCTCTTGTGGACGCCGAGATAGGTGGAGACGCCGTAGGTCCACCAGTCACGCGCCTTCACGGGGAGGACGTCGTTGGAGAACATGAGGCCGGACGTCTCGCTGGTGACCTCGTAGATTTCCGGCATGGGATGACCGCCGCCGCCGGGTTGGTTGGCGTAGGCCATGTGGATGACGGGCTGTAGGCGCGGGTCGCAGATGGCGGCCCAGTCGGTGGCGTCGGTCCATTCGGGCACGGCGATCACGGTCGGGCGCGGGTCGCCGGGCCGCGACTCGGCGTAGGGATTGACTTCTTGGGCGGTGTCGGCAGCGACGGGGCGGCCGATGTCGCCTGCGCCATAGCCGAACATGACGAGCGCGGTGTCGTAGAGTTCGATCGGGACAAGTAGGAAGGAGGGCCAGAGGCCGAGCGAACTGGATGCGCCGGGGATGGCCTGCTCGAAGACGGCGCTGCGGACGGCGGCCCAGGCGGCGGCGGCGAGGGCGGTGGTGAGTAGGTTGCCATGACCGGCGGCGTCGAAGAGGGCGATGGAGTCTTGGGCCAGCGTGGGGCCGAGAGCAGCAGCCTGGGTGAAGATGGCGGCGATGGCAGCGGAGCGGGTGCGGATGGCGGACTTGACCAGTTCACGCGGGAAGGCTTGCAGGCGGGCGATGTTGGAGCGGCGGATCGTTTCGAGCGTGATGCCGACGTAGGCCCCGTATTTGCTGAACGTCATGGTCTCGCGGGCGTCGCCGACGCTGAGTTCGGTGTAGGCCTGGCCTTCGGCGACCGCGGGCAACACGGTCAGGCCGTCGAGCGTTTCCAGGCTGAGCGTGTTGGTGGATCCGTCGTGGGGCAGCACATCGACGATCTGTTCGTACCAGCGGTACGTGATCATGTTGTCGAAGTACTGCAGGGTGACCTTGTTGAGCGCGTTGACCACCATGCCGGCCAGCGTGGTCGTGGTGGCCGCGGCGAGTTGGGCATAGGCCGGGTCGAATTTGCCTTGGAAGTTGACATCGCCCGTGATCGCCACATACAGGTCGTCGAGGCGGCGCAGCGAGGGCGGCGGCATCGGGGCCTTGCGGGAGCCGAACATCCAGTCCATGGCGAGTTGGGCGCGGTCGTCTGGGGTCTGCATCCCGCCTACAGTGGGTCTGACGTTCTGGACGAGGCTGCGTTCGGCTTGGGCGGCGAGTTGGGCGCGCAGGGTGTCGATCTGCGCCTGGAGCGGTTCAGTTGACACAGACGGGGTCTGCACGGGGTCTACAGTCCCCGTAGACACAGGGACGACGGGCGGTGCGGCTTCGGGTACCATTTGGGTCTCCTTCAGTTGACAGAGTTCGGATAGGATGCGGGTGTCGGGTACGGCGGGCGTGTTGACGGCGGACGTTTCCTTGCCGCGGGGGTTCGTGAAGGTAAGTTCGCAGGTCTCTAAGGGTGCGCCTTCGGCGGGTGCGTACTGATGACCGGGCCAGTGCGCGCAGGACATCCAATTGTCGTGACAGATGGAACACTCCACGGCCTCAAAGGTCCAGGCGATGGAGAAGCGGTCGATGATGCCGTCGAGGAAGTCTTTGATGCCGCGCTGGGTGGTGAGCTTGATGCGCTGCTGAAACTGGCGGGCGGTGTTGAGGGTGGCCGCGAGGATGGTGCCGTCGCGTGAGCCGATGTCGTCATGGTCGTGGTTGCGCAGGAAGGGCAGCCCGGCGAAGGACGCGGCGAAGGCGGCCAGGTCTTGGTCACGGAAGCGGACATGGTTGGCGTTGGGGCCGGGCTGATACACGACGGCGTCGAACTCCAACTCGTGGAGCGAACCGTCGGCCAAGCGTTTACGTAGTTCGTCCCGGGTCGATTCGGTAGGCAACCTCGCGGCCATTGCGAGGCTGGTCACCGGGCCGTACAGGTTGAGGGTTGGCATTGGCTTCGGCATGGGCGGCTCCTTGTTGAAGAATGAGGCTGATTTCCTCGTCGGTGAGTTGCTCGCCGGCAAACTTGGCGAACATGCGCAGGGCGACGCGGCGGAAGGCTTCACCTTGGCCGACGGTGTTGGCGATCGAGGCGACCGCGGCGGCCAGGCTGGAGGCGGCGGAGGCCAAGGCGACGTTGTCGGCGGGCGAGATGTCGGGCACGGTGAGCGTGAGGTCGTCGGCGGTGACGACACGTAGGTTGCCGCGCTTACCGCCAGTGACATCCAGGCGGCGTTGCCAGGCGTGGAGGATTAGGTCGGTGAGGAGGTGGGTGAGATAGGTTTGGCGGCGGCGGAGGAAGCGGCGGCGTTGTTCGGCCTGCACCGTGCCGGTGGCCATGCTGGAGTCTTCGCCTTCGCCCAGGTCGAGGAGGGCGGTGCCGGGGCCGCCGGCGGCGATCATCCAGCGGATGGCACGGCCGTCTTTTTCGGCATCGATGGCGTGGAGGGTGGGCGTCACGGCTTCCCAGGTCTCGGCCCCCGATTCGGCGATGATGATCGAGCCGGGTTCGGGCGGCGTGCGGTAGCGTTCTTCCAGCGTAGAACGCAGCCGGGCCGGGGCGTGGACGATCCAGAGGAAGGCGCGAGTGGCCGCGTTGAGGCGCACACGGTCTTCGAGCCAGCGGGCGTAGCGACGGAGCCAGGGCAGAATGGGGGCCAGGTCCGACTCGCCGCGCACCGCGCCGGTGGGCCGGTTGACCGCGTAGTGGAGCATCAACGGCGTGTGCGGGTCGTCGGGGTCGGGGCCGGCCGGTCCGTGCCAGATGATGGGGTCGTAGCTGCCGCCTACTGCGGGCGTCTGTTCATAGGACAATTCTTTCTCGTAGTCGTTGGGGTCGAAGCGGACGGACTGGATCAGGCTGGCGGGCACGGCGCGCAGCGTGGACATGCCGTCGATCGGGTTGGTGAACAGCACCGGGAAAAGCTCACCGCTGCGCGCCAGTTCGTCAGACCATTCATCCAGGCGCAGGTCGAGCCGGTTGTGTAGCCAGAAGGCGCGGATGAACGCGTTGAGGGGCGCGTAGGTGGAGGTCACGGTGATGCCGTTGCCGACGGTGTAGGCGGTGATCAGGCCGATCATGCGCCTGGCCAGCGGGTTGGTGCGCCAGGCCTCGCGGGCGTCGGTCAGTTGGTCGAACAGTTCACCCCACGGCGTGTCTAGCTCGGTGCCGGATGGCCGCAGCATGAGGCCGTCGTTGGGCAGGCCGACTTGGATGGAGACGACGGCGGCGAGACGGGTGAGCAGGTGAGCGAGTTGGGTGCGAACGGAAAGGATCACGGGTGCCTCCCGACGTCGGGGTCAAGGTGGACGATTTCGGTGTGGTCGTAGCGGCGCTTGCAGTGGCAATTGAGGTGGATCGGTGGCTGCGGGCCTTCGCCGCGGCGGAATAGGGAGCCGTGGAGGGCGGCGCACGTGGCGCACGTGTGTTCGGTGGATGCGGTCCACCATCTTTCCCAAATGACAGCGTAGAGACGGCCTGGTTGTGTTGCTAGGGCCATGATGTCCATGCCTTTTGGTCAATGCCGGCCAGCGGGTCCGCGGGGGCGACGGACGTTGAGACTTCGAGGGCGGCGTTGTGGTAGACGAGGGCGGCGACGGCCAGCGCAAAGGCCAGGGCGCGGTCGTCGTGGAGGCCGCCGGCGGCGCGCAGGGTGGAGGCTTCGATGGTGGCGAGCTGGTTGGCGGTCTCGGAGTCGGTGAGGGTGACGGCGGCGTCGCGCAGGGCCTGGGCGGCCAGGTCCATGAGCAGGGGTTTGCCGCGGATGTTGGTGAGCCAGCCGGGTTTGTCGTCGTGGCCGGTGAGGACCAGGGCGTAGGAGTCTTCGAGTTCGCGCAAGACGGCGTGGCCGTGGTTGTTGCGTTCGACGAGCAGGCCGGCGTCGTGGTAGTAGGTGGCCAGACCCTCCAAATTGTGGGCAAACTGGGTGGGTTCCACCTTGCCGACCATGACGGCGACCTGGGACCAATCCGACGCGTCGAGCACACAGGCGGCGGAGTCGTCGGAGTTGGGGTTGCCTTCGGCGGGGTCGGCGCCGATGACGTAGGTGTGGTCGGGGACGGGTGCGGCGTAGACGACGAGGCCTGGCAAGGGCGGCGTGGACGCGTCGATGGGGTCGAGGGTGGTCAGGACGGCTTTAATCCAGAGCCAGGGGAAGCGGCGGTCGAGGGTCTCCGGGGCGAGGGCTTCTTCGGCGGTGGATGGGTATTCGGCGTAGAAGTCGTCGTCGGTGCCGCGCTGGGCGTACATCTCGGCCTTGGTGCGGGCGTACCAGGCCGTGTCACGCGATGGGTTGGCGGACCAGGGCAGGAAGACGGCGCGGTAGTCGCCGAGACCTTGGGCGGCGGCGCGGTACAGGTTCTTGAATGTGCTGTCGGGCGTCTTTTTGTCGCTGGTCGAGATGAGGAAGAGTTTACCGCCGGCGTCGATGGTGGGTTTGACCGCGTTGAGGAAGCCGCCCAGGTCGGGCACGTAGTCGGCCTCGTCGACGATGGCGATGGAGGCGGTGTAGGAACGGCCGCCTCGGGTGGAGAAGGCCAGCACGCGGGAGCCGGTGGAGAGGGTCCAGGTGGTGGGCGTGGACTGGACGACGCCGCGGGCGCGCAGGAAGGCGGGCAGGCGGTCGTACATGCCGCGCAGACGCATGAGGAGCTCGACGGCTTCGGCTTCGCGCAGGCTAAAGAGGAGGACGATGGCCGGGGCCTGGAAGGTGATGACCCAGAGCGCGTAGGCCAGCACCAGCCAGGACATGCCCAACTGCCGGGCTTTGAGGACGACGAGCAGGCGCTGGGCGGCGAAGGCGCGCAACACGTCGACCTGTGCCGGCCAGAGACGGAAGGGTAGCCAGGCTTGGGCGGTGGCGTTGTAGAGGTGGACGTGGCGTTGCACAAACGCGGTCACGTCGGTCAGGGCCTGGAGCCAGGCCTGGCGTGGTTCAGTCGTCGAGGTCATGGGTGACGGGTCGTGTACCAGGCAGCGGCGTTTCGGAGAGGCGGAGTTGCGTGTCCAGCCAGACGGTGAAGAGGCGAGAGAGTCCGTCTTCGACGCTGACGGAGCCGATGTAGATCGCGGCAATCCACGTTAGCGACAGGGCGAACTGGTCGGCGGTGAGTTCGCCCAGTGCGTAGAGGCCGACGGTGGTCATCACCGCGATGGTGGCGGCCCAGAATTTGCGGGAGTGGAGGAGCCGGTCGAGTTTAGAGGGTTGGTTGGGGCTGTCGGGCATGGTTGGAGCCTTTGTAGTGCTCTGTGGCGGATTTGAGGGCGACGTTGTGCGGGTACTCACGGGTGACGATGGCGAGAAGGCTTTGTAGGCTGCTGGCGTGGTGCGCCTCGGTGAGGACGGCGTGCCAGTTGTTGACGGCGAGTGACGAGAAGCTAATCCGGCTGAGCGTGAGCCCAGCTTGGGCGGCCAGGCGACGGGCGGACGGTTCGTCCGGGTAGAGGTCGGCGAGGGTGTCGCGCAGTTGAATGAGGCGGGCGGCGTCTTGGGTCTGGTTGAGGGCGGCGGTGGCGGCCAGGAAGTCGTCGACGGTGAAGGGTTCGAGGCCGGCGGCGGCGGCGTCGGTGGGCGCGCCGATTTCGGTGCGGTGGGCGGTGAGCATGGACATGAAGAGGACGCGTAGGGTGGGCAGGAAGGCGCGCGCTTCGTCCTGGTCGAGTTCGCTGAGGTTGGCGTGGAGGATGACGTTAAAGACGATGGTGAGGAGCTGTTCGACCATGTTGATGCGCGTCGAGCGACCCTTGGAGCGGTGGTTCTGCAGGTTGGCTTCGAGGTCGGCGCGCTGGGCGTCGTCGTAGGCGGCGGCGCGTGCTTGCCAGTCGTAGCGGGCGGCGGCGCTGCGCCAGCCGGAGCCGGGTCGTTTGCCGGGGAGCGATTCGAGTTGGGCGGCGGCGCGGTAGGCGTCTTCGAGGGTGCGGGTGGGACCCAGGAGGCGGAAGGTGCCGAAGCGGGCGTACCAGCGGGTGGGTTCATCGGGGCGGCGGTCCCAGGGGTTTGGCATGGCAATCGGTAGCGGTGTTTGTTTAGGCGGCAGTTTCCGTGCGTTATGTCGAATGGTAGCACGGTTGTTCGGTTCGTTCAAGAGGACCGCCGCCGTGGAGGACGTCACGGCGGCGGTGTGGAGGAATGTGAGGGGGCGGAACATTGGGTAAAGGACGGCCACAGAAGTGTAGCACGGTTGTTCGGTTCGTTCAAGGATTGACGCGACGGGCGCGGCGGTGTAGGATAGCGGTGTGAGCGGGGGTTTTTCGAGGCCCCGGTCCGTGCGCAACGGACCGGGGCCTCGCTTTACTTGGCGATGTCGCGCAGGGTGGCGACGGCAATGAGAAGGCAGAAGGGGTAATCGTAGTGACGCGTGTTGGCCTTGTGGATGGCCGCGGCTAGGGCGCCGACGTCGGGCGTCTTGCCGCGGCGGGTCTGTTCGGCTAGCCAGCGGTTGGTGAAGTCGATCCAGTTGTCGGTCTGCGTGAAATACTGCCCGGAATCGAGGTCGACGATGGCGCCGGCGTACTCGAGGAAGCTGATGTCGTAGGCGTCGCGGGGTAGGTCGCGGCTGGCGTCAGTGGACCAGGCGTTGAGGTCGGTGAGGACGTCGGTTGTGTGGAACATGCGGGAGTCTCCTGTGCGAGTTGGATGTTGGGAATGGGTTGGTGGGTGTGGACGATGAAGCGGATGTCCACCTGGCGGCGTACGATGCTGCTGAGCGTGCGTTTGATGACATGCCGGAGACGGTTCTCCAGCCAGTCGCGGGCGTAGGGGTTGGGGATGCCGATGATGAAGGCGCCGTCTTCGTAGGCGACGACGCGGGTGTCGCGGACCCAGGTGTCGAAGGTGGATGGGGGCATGGTGAGTTCTAGCTCGCCGAGGAGTTGTTGCCACACGGCGCGCGGGTCGGTGGCGTCAGAAGTGAGCAAACTTTTATCACCATGATCTGGTAGTAGATCTCTCATGGGGGGTATGGGGGGGAAGTGGATCGTGGGCGATCCTGTTTGGGATCGTGCGTGATCCTGTTTGGGATCGTGGGCGCGCCGGTTTTGACGACGACGTTGGGCACGCGTCAAAACCGGCGCGTCGGTGATCCTGTTTGGGATCGTGGGCGCGCCGGTTTCGCCCACGGCGGGGTAGGCGGTCCAGGTTATGTAGACATAATCGTTGGTGCTGTAGTGGAGGATGCCGGCCGCGGTGAGCCGGCTGAGGTGCCGGCGGGCGGCGTTGGTCGTGGTCAGCCGGCAGAGGTCGAGGTAGGCGGACCAGGTGAGCGTGATGGAGGGTTGCTCCCGGCACGCGGCGAGCAGGCGGATGGCGACGTGCTCGGTCGCCGGTTGTAGGTTGGCGTCGGCGATAACTTGCAGGATGGACAGGATCGTTGACATGCGTAGGTCTCCAGATATAAAGTGGGGGCGGTAGAGGGGCATCTACGCGCCCCCGCGGGTGATGGCGGTGTAACGTCTAGCTCAGCGGGGGGACATCTCATGCGATTGAGTGAACTGGTGCAAACCTGGCTCCTGCACAAAAGGGCAGAGGGCCTTTCGGCGCGCTCGCTGGCCTTTTACGCTGACCATGCCGGGCGGATGGTGGCGGCCGTGGGCGACACGGAAGCGGCGACGATCAGCGCGACGCAGTTGGCGGCGTGGCTGGCGGCGGAGCGTGATCGGGGCCTGTCGGACGCGTCGGTGGACTGCTGTTGGCGGTCGGCGGCGGCGTTGTGGTCGTGGGCGGTGGCGCAGGAGATGGTCGCCGCGTCGCCGATGGGCGAAGGACGGCGGCGGAAGGTGCCGCGTCCACGCCGGCGTCAGCCGATGGCGCACGCCGTGACGTATGACGAGTACCGGCGGGTGGTGGATGCGATGGACCTGGCGTCGTGGGTGGACTATCGGGATTGGTGCGTGGTGGGCGTGCTGTTTTGGTGCGGGCTGCGGCTGGGTGAGTTGGCGCGGCTGACGGTGGCGGACGTGGACCTGGCCCGCGGGCTGTTGATCGTGCAGTCGGGCAAGGGGGGCAAGGGGAGGGTGGTGCCGGTGGTGGACGAGTTGGCGGCGGGACTGGCGACTTATGTCAACCTACGGCCGTCGGGTAGCGGGGCGCTGTGGCTGGCGCTGGATAAGGACGGGCGACACGTCAAGGGGCAGATGATGGAGGCCGGGCTACGTCAATTGTTGCGCCGGCGGACGGCGGCCGTGGGGCTGGCCGGGCTGCATCCGCACGCGTGGCGCCACGGGTTTGCGTGCGCCATGCTCAACGCCGGGGCGGAGTTGTCGGCGGTGTCGTCGATGATGGGGCACAGCAGCACGCGGGTCACGGAGATGGTCTATGCGCGCTGGGACGTGCGCGGGGTCCAGCGGCAGTATCGGGCGGCGGCAGCGGTCATACAGGAGAGCAGGTGATCTGACTCTTAATCAGCGGGTTCGGGGTTCGAGTCCCTGGTGGGTCATCTAGCGGGCCTTGGCGGCCGGGTTTTGGCTGTTAAGGTGCGCGGGTGGACGGCGGCTGTCTCTGGCTGGAGCGGGCCGCCGTCTGCTATTTCTGATAGTACGTCTTGGCTGGCGTCACGGTGGCGAGATAGGCTTCGTCGACGGTAAAGTTGTACTCGGCGGCGAAGCGCCGCAGGTCCTGCGGATCGATCTGGTACACACGCCGGTAGCCCACGCGGGTCACAGTCAGACGACCGGCGTCGGCGTTGTCGCGGATCGTTTGATCGGCGACGCCCAGCGCGGTCGCGGCCTGCGATGTACTGAGGTGCATGTGGCCTCCTTTCTGATTGGTTGGTCCAAACAAGGAGAGTGTAGCAGTTGGGCGAAACGGTGTCAAGTCCGTTGCTGTAGGGTCGCCCGAAAAGACAAGGTCGTCAGGCCGGAAGGCAGAGAAGCCATGGCCGACTTAACGCGACCCTCTGCGACCGTCCGCGACCACAACACACTAAGAAAAACTCTTTAGCGCCGGCAGGAGCCGGCGTCACTTCCTCGTCCTCGACGCCACGCCACAGGCCACGGACACACTAAGACAAAAACCAACAGCGCCGGGGCCGGGCCGCAACACCTCCCCCCCCCCCCCCCCTTGCGGCCCGGCCCCGGCGTAACTTCCGTATTCAGGCTGTCTTCTTCTCAGCCACCTGCTTGTTCCCTCCGTCGCGTCCCGGCCCGCAGCGGGCCGGCGCCCCCCGCTGTTCGGCGGGGGGACGTTCCGGCCACAGGCCGGTGCGCTAGCGCGCGTCGCCCCCGGGCCGTCGGTCGGCTGG